TCTTATTAATGTGCTTCGCAGCCTCGCCCATCTTAACTATCTTATCAACAGGGCTATCCCCTCCAAAAAGACTTCCAAGAGCATCAAGAACACTACCAATTAATCCTCCTGCGGATAATGCTACCAGTCCAACAGCCATAGCCGCCAATGCTGGCCCAAGAAGAAGTAGATTTGCAAGAGGTACTTTAGCAAGCTTTCCTAGCATCACTCCCAAAGCCTCAATTCCAGGAGAAGCTACGGTGATAGCAGCAGCTAAAGGAAGTAGGGCTACCCCTAAAGCGAATATACCAGCGACCCCAAGGGCAAACCAAACAAGTCCTGCTCCTGTTCCAAGTAACATTCCTAAACCAAAAGCCGCAGCAGCAAAAATTACAAGAGCGGCTGCAAGACCTAGAATAGCACCTATACCTACCCCCTTCATCATCCGTAAAGAAAATACCATAGGAATTAAGGATGCTCCTAGGGCCAGTATTCCAAATATCCCCTTAAGTACTTTAGTACTACCAAAGGCTTCAACTCCCTTAGCTATTCCAGTAAGCACCCCTTGAATCATTTTTCCAAAACCCTTACCAAAACCAGCTAACCCCTTACCAAGATCTTTAAGGCCCTTACCAATGCTTTCCATAAGCCCCTTTCCCTTTTCTCCCACATCGTCTTGCCCAAATAACTCCGATGCCGTTGGTTTAGCTCCTCCTGCTTTTGATGCGCCCCCTCCTTTAAAGAAGTTTTTCATGCCTTTCAATCCGCCCTTAAAACCTTCTTTAATCCCCGCACCTATTTTACCAAGAACCCCCAATGCTAGTACGCTCTTTTTAAATAATCCTATTGCTGCTACGAAAAGACCTATACCAATAGCAAGTTTAGTAACCCCCTTTACAAAGTCATTATTAAAAATTTCAATAAGACCTTTCATAAACGTTGTAAGTACCTCTTTAAAAGGACCTACAACTACTGATTTAAAGTTCTCCCAAGTTTTCGTAAAATTTTCATTAATTTCATTAGATGTACGCACATGCTCTGCGTACGCCTCAATACTCATACCCATTTCGTCTGCACGTTTTCTCATATTCTTTATGAATTGAATTGACTTGGTAAGTTCTTTTCCATAAATCCCAGCAGCTTTTTCGAGAGCGAAAGCAGGATCTGCTGCACCCTCTGTCCATCGTTCAGCTATTTTTTCAGCATTTTTACCCGCTTTAATCATCATGTCAAATGCGTTCTTAGTCGCACCTGCCTCTCCCCTAAGAAGAGCTTGCCGTTCTTTTGTTACTCCAAATATAGCTGCTTTTACTATATTTCCGCCCTTTGTAAAAGATCCTAACAATTCGGGACCGAGATTAGCCATGGCTGGCCCCATCGCGGCAGAGAGTCTAGTAGCAGCGTCTTGCATATCTACACCAATATTTAAAGCTCCAAAATCTGCTAATTGATCTCCCAAAGAACCAACTGCGTCTACCAATTGATTAGTGGACATTCCAAATTTCTGACTCATTGATAAAGTTGTATCTGCTAGTTGGCTCATTCCCTCCTGGCTAATACCCAGTCCAGCAGTATTTTGCATTAATCCTTGAAGAAGTTTTTTAGAGTTGCCGCCTGTCAATTTGGTTGCTAGAGCTAAACGACCTATAGCTTTATTATTTTGTCTGGATCCTGCTTCGTACATTTGAAAACTAGTTTCTAATGCATCGCTGTATCCTGTCATTGAGTTAGATAAATGATCTACATTAGTTCCTACTTTATCTGTCATTTGAGAAAAAGTTAAACCAAGAGCTAAACTTCTTTTCTGTAATGCAAAGGTCTCCTGAATGGTAGCTTTTAAGTCGTCCCCTACTGTTCTAACAGCTTTGGTAACTCCAGGTAGGGTCATTACTAAATTTTTGAGAGATTTTGATTGCTTTTTCTCTTCGTCTTCCGACTTCTTTTTCTCTGCTTTACCCTTATCAAAATGCTTAAGAAGAGCTTCATTGGCTTCCCTATTGACACGGGTTTCTGCAATCAGGTTGCCTATCAGTACTTCTAGCTTTTGATTGTCTCCAGCACCCATCTACTTCTCCAAATAAAGTTTAAAAATTGATTTCATATTATTCAATTTATAAGTTCTAAAATTATTGTTTTCAATATTCTTGGCCCCAGTCAATTTTTCCAAACTTTTCTGTACCTTCATAATATATTTAGTTGTTTCCCCAATTGAGGATTTCTGTTTCCGATTATATAGGTTTTTTAATAAGACATCAATAACAGGTTCACTGAGAAATTCAAATTTAAAACAGCTAACTAGCTTCCCATCCCTGCCTGGGAATACTCCTGCCCCTCTTCCACACTGAACAATCAGTACTACTCTTTGTGCTCTACTTCCTTTTCCACTTCCAAGATAGTATCTAAAAATTAAAATATCCCCTGGTATAATTCTATCTGCACTATTAGGAATAGGTTTTAGTGATTTCTGTACAGTCTGCTCTTCTTGTGGGTCTACTCCCTCACGGGATAAAAATCTTTGAGTTTTTTTTGAAAGTTGGGGCATCTTGGCTCTAATATAATATAGAAATAAAAATGAACACCGATATAGACTTTATAGATTTTATGGACTTAATAAATTTCACTCTCCATAAAAAGTTTGTAGAAAAATGGAGATACAGATATTCAGAGAAGTTTATTAAGCATTTTCAGTTAAAAATACTTGAGTCTCTAAATAAACAAAAAATCCTAAAACTAAGCAGTCTTTACAATTATCTAACTAAAAAATGTAGATACTCACAAGAACAGGTAGATAATTTTTTTGAGTCTATTGATATACATATATACTACCCCTTAATCATTAATGACAAAACTAGACGAAAATGATATTGTAGAAGTAGCAATTGTTGCTGCAATTATAGACGCACTCGGACCATTAGCTACTCTAATAGGAGCACTCTTCTATCTAGGACTAGGAATAATCCTCTCAGCGGTTGCGCTTGGAGGACTTGGACTTACTATTTCTCAGCTTTTCTAGTCTCTCTTCACAAATCCTACCTGAGTTGAATTCTGGGCACAGAGGTTGGTACCCGCACCAATTACAGAATTGATTCTGCATTGCTTTGAATTCTTCCTTCTTCATCTTACGAATCTTCCATATCGCTTCAACCTTCTCTTTCAAGTAGGTTTTAATTTGAGCAGGAGAATATCTAACACTGATGAAGTGATTAGTTATAGGATAGTAATGCGCGACCGTTATATCCTTGAGGGGTACATCTAAGAGCTTGTGGACAGCATAAGCATACCCCTGCATTTGGGTGTTTTGATAAAGGTCAAGTTCAGATAGTTCTCTCTTGGAAGTTTTATAGTCTATAACCAGATACCCACCATCGTTTCCCTTGATGACACGGTCAATGATGCCGTTTAACTTGATATCATACTTTTCGTCATATACTATCTCGTAGACTAATTCAGTAGCTACAGTTTCTTTAAGAGAGGCATTGAATCTTAGGAAATTTTCAATACACCTTTTGATCTTAGGATTATAAGATTCTGAGAAAGGATAGCTTTTTTTGATATTTTCGGCTATAGTAGTAAGGGTAGCAACGTCTGTTGCCTTGAACCCATCTTCAAAGATTTTGTGTATAAACGAACCGAAATGCAGAGCATCCTTATTTTTAGCCTCTTCCTTAAAGCGATCAATATACTTATATCGGTACTTCAACTGACATTCTTTAAAGGTCTTAGCTTTTGATTCTGAAATTGTATTTATAAACATTATGGCACCTCAATTCATTAGAGACTACTTGCTCGAAAAGTTCAAGGATAATTACAAGTTATCTTCTAACGATGTAGAACTCATTGTTCCATCTTTATTTACTAATCACGATTGGAAGAGGCATCTAAGTATTAATTTAGATACAGGACTTTGGCAATGCTTCAAGACTGGAAATAAGGGTAACTTCCTCCAGCTATATGCCTTCCTAGAAGGAATTTCTTATAATGAGGCCGAAGCGGATATTCTCTTTAAAGAATTTAATGAAGAATTTGAACCTTATTCTGCCCCTCCTACTAAGCCTGATCTTGAATATTCTAAAGCTTCTGAAATACGCCTTATCCCCGTGACCTTAGATGATTACGATACTGATGATAGAATGATCCAAAAAGCATGGACTTTTCTATATGAGCGTAAGTTATTTAACCTAGAGACGGGAGGGAATAAGTATTATATATCCAAAAATCCTAAGTATAAAGAACGAGTAATTATCCCTTTCGAAGAAAATAATAATATTTTTTATTTTCAAGCACGTACTTTAAGAAGTGATACCCCTAAATACTTAAACCCCTCAGATGGCTGGGCAAAGCCTTCCCACATCCTATATCCATTTGACGAAGAAGCGGATCATCTAGTTATTTGTGAGGGGCCGCTAGATGCTATCTCTCTTCAAATTCAAGGGGTCAATGCAACTTGCACTATGGGGTGTTCGGTATCTGAACATCAGGTAGAGATCTTAAAAGAATTTACTGGTAAGATTATTATTGGTTATGATAATGATGACGCTGGGAAAAGGGGAGTTAGCAAATTTGATTACCTCCGAAAATTAAAAAGGATGGCAGATCTCTACATCTGCCATCCCCCTTCGAAAGCCAAAGATTGGAACGAAGCTCATATACAAGGTTCCGATTTAAAACGATTTGTCGGTATGCGTACTAAAAAGTACGACTACGACTATCTCATTGACCACCTCCTTACGACACTGTGAGATAATACAGTGGACTCTTAATAGTCTGGTTCAGGACCGTATAATCAACCT